AAACGCTTAAAAATTCTATCCCTGTTCCTGCTGTTGCTAAAGATGAAGATGCCGAAAAACGGGGGCCTTATAATAACTTTGGCGAATTTTGCAAGGATTTGGTTCAGGTAGCATCAACTAAAAATGTTGGTACAAGGCTCGGCAAATGGGTTGAGCAGGCCAAAGCGGCTTATGGTCAACAAATTGCCGTTGATAGCGATGGCGGCTTTCTTGTGCCAGAAGAATTTTCAACACAATTGATGGAATCCGCTGAAGCAATAGCAACATTGGCTCCGAAATGTTTGAATCTTCCAATAAACAATAACATTAAATTACCGTTTGTTCGTGATAATGACAAATCAGCGAGTTGGTTTGGTGGTGTTGTTACTTATTGGGGTTCTGAAGCAGGAACACGAACAAGAAGCGATGTTGAGTTTGGACAGATTCGCTTAGAACTTAATAAGCTTTACGGGTTAGCTTATGCAACAGACGAAATGCTATCTGATAGTGCGGTAACTGTTGCTCCATTACTTACTCAAGCGTTTGCTACAGCCATGGCAAAAGAGATTGATGAGAATATTATTAATGGCACAGGTGCAGGTCAGCCTTTGGGTATTCTTAAGGCTAATTGTTTAGTCAGCGTATCAAAAGAATCCGGTCAGGCGGCAAAAACTATTTTAAGCCAGAATTTACTCAAAATGTGGTCGCGTCAAGCAAACAAGGCCAATGCAGTATGGCTAATTAATACGGATGCGATACCGCAAATTTATTCTCTTTATCAATCAGTCGGGACGGGTGGCTCACCGATTATGTTATTTAATGCTGCAACCGGATTGCAGGAAAGCATTTTCGGTCGTCCTATTATTTGGTGTGAACATTGCCAGACGTTAGGGACTGTCGGTGATATAATTTGCGCTGACCTTATGGCATATATTCTTGCTCGCAAGGCTGGCGCCAATAGCATGGACGTCAAAACAAGTATGCACTATCGATTTATCAATGACGAACAGGCCTTTAAGTTTACGATTCGTATCGATGGCCAGCCATGGTGGAATGCTGCACAAACACCAAAACATGGCTCGAACACAGTTAGCCCCTTTGTAGCGTTGGCGTCAAGGGCGTAAAAATTAAAAAAATCTGATTTTAGGAGATTTATAATGAGCTTAATGGGACAAAATTTTAAGGTAATTAATTGCATTGAACCTGACGCAGATTATTTTGCTTCATCAGCTGAAGGCGATTATGTAAGCCTTGCTGAATATAACCACGCTACATTTATTGTGCAACATGGTACGGGAACCACTGGTACGGCTGCATTAACAATAAATAAAGCGTCCTCAGCAACAGGCGAAAACGAAACAGCCATTAGTTTTCTTTACAAAAAAACATCAGCGACAACTGCTATGGATACCTGGAGTGATGTTGCCTCAGCCACTTCTGTAACAACTGCAACAGGTAGTAGTTTGATGTATATGTTAGAAGTAGATGCTGCTGGTTTGGGTGATTATTATTTTGTAAATCTGGTAGCGACAGAAGATAGTGATGCACCTCAAGATGGTGGTTGTTTATGTATTCTTAGTGAGCCGCGATTTGCTGGCGATGATAAGCGCAGTGCTTTGGCATAGGATATTTTTATGTTAAATGGTAAAACATTTTTAGCTGTAATAATGGCACGTGGCGGAAGTACGAGGCTTCCGAATAAGAATATTATTGAGCTTAATGGGAAGCCTCTTATTTCTTATATTATAACTGCATTGCAGGATAGCGGTATATTCGACCGGATTATTGTTTCTACAGATTCGGATAAAATTGCTTCAGTAGCGGCTGATTATGGTGCTGAGGCTCCATTTCGCCGACCGGCTGAATTAGCTGATAAGAATTCTATCGCTATTTTAGGTTTGCAACATGCGGTTAAATGGATTGGCGAACATGACAAAAAATATGATTATGTTTGCTATGCTATGCCAACAAGTCCATTAGTTATTGGTGAGGATTTTAGAGATGGGGCCAAATTTATGTTTTCAAAAAATGCGGATATGATTTTATCGCATACTCTTACGATACCCAAATCAATACAGTTTGCTTTACCAGACGATAGATATTTAGGGGATATTCCTTACGACGAACAAAGTTTATCGAATACACATTTACTTAAGCAAAATTATGTAAGAACAGGTGCAGTTAATATAGGTAAATGGTTTATATTCGACCAAGCTCTTGATTATCATTCAACAAATGCATATGCGTTTATAATGTCGAAAAAGATGTCAATCGATATTGACGATGAAGCTGATTTACAGTACGCAGAATTTTTATTAAAGAAAAGAGAGGTGAAAAATGAGTAGAATTTTGATTTTGACACAGGCCATGGCAAGAGACAATCTTATAGATATTTCTATTGGTGAAGAACTCGAAAAATTAGGACATACTGTATGGGTGCGACCCTACGTGGCGATGGGCAGACCGGCGGTACTTGGATTAAAGCCTAATATCGTTGTGCTTCCTGAAGCTCGCTGCGAATATACTATTGATTTTTGCGAGGTTCTTAAAAAAATGGGAATTAAGATTGTAATCCGCAGATGCGAGCCGATGTATGCTTTGCAGGACAAAAAAACTTATACTAAAGATGAACTTGATTTAATTTGCAGCTGCTTTCCCTATAAAGACCTTATCGACCTTGAGATAGTATGGCAAAAGGATTCGATTAAAGAACTTATTAATGGCGGCTACAACGAAAAGGATAAACTGGTTGCAGCAGGCGGTTTTGCCTTTGGCCTGTACCATAACAAAAAACTTCTCAACGATTTGTATTGTAGGCATGAATTTACTAAGCGATATCAGATTGACATTAAAAAGAAGAATATGCTTATTGCCACGGCATGGGATTATGCAGACCGTAATAGGGATTATTCTGTCCCTGAGGCACCTGATGGGCACGAAACACATCATACTTATTATGATAGGTGCCAAATTGGCCGTAAGGCATATATCGAATTGATTCGCAGATTGGTCGAAACATATAGTAACGAATGGAATATCATGGTTAAGGTGCATCCAGCGGAGCATCCATGGCAATATCAGAGAATGTTTGGCAAAAGAGTACCGGTCATTCAAACCGATGCCGCTATTGAAGTATTGCGATGTTGTGATTTACTGATTCATGCCGGTTCTACAATGGCATTAGAAATGCATTTACTTAATAAGCCGTCCTTGCATTTTATGAATTACATTGATGGTAAGACACTTAACACAATGACACCTGAGTGTAAAACAATCGATGAAGTAATCGAAAAAGTTAAGACAACAGAATTAAACAAGAGTAACATTGATAAAAAAGCGATGCAGAAATGCGTTAAAACGTTTTTTGGTTCAATGGATGCTGACGTTTATAAAAGGACAGCAGAGGCAATCGATAAAGTCAAACCAAATGAACAAATTAAAATTCCGATGATTTGGCCGAAGCCTTTGAGAGAATATATAACTGAGGGAGTTTCAAAAACCCCAAAACAGGAAGTTTGGCGATGCGGAACTTGTGAAAAGAACTGTTTTGTTGATGTCGGTAAAAAAGTTGTTAAATGCCCAAATTGCGCATTGGCTTTAATTAAAAATAATGAAAATAACGATAGGAGATTATAAAATGGTTGATACAAGAATGAAGTCAAAATGGATGAGTGGTAATTTAGTTATTTATCCATCCAGCTGTAGAGGTACGGAGTTTCATGTAGATAGCAATAATGGTGCTTCTACCAATAATGGATTAGATTGGGATAATCCATTATCTGCTATTGATGACGCCATTAATTTATGTACAAGTAATATGGGTGATATAATTTGGGTTGCACCAAATCACTCTGAAACAATAACTACTGCGGCAGGCATCGATGCTGATATTTCAGGAATAAGCATTATCGGATTAGGTAATGGAACGCAAAGGCCTACAATTACATTCTCGACCTCTACCGGTGCTGATTTGGATGTCGATGCTTCCGATATTACTTTCGAGAATATCATCTTTAAGTCCGGTGTAGATGCTTTAATTGCTCCAATTGACCTTAACGCAGCCGGTTGCACGTTCAGAAATTGTGATTTTATTGATACTTCGGCTTATCAAACCTTAACATGGATTCAGGGTGTTGCTGGTACTGATTGGTTTACAATGGAAGATTGTCGCAATATCGGTTCAAGTACAGCTGGTTGTAGTTCGTTCATGACTTTAATCGGAGCAGATGATTGTGTTATCAGACATGTAACATCATATGGAGATTTTACAGTCTCGAATATCGAACTAAAAACTACCGCTTGCAGGCGTATGCTTATTGAGGACTGCGATTTATACAATATGGATACCGCTACCGGTGCAGTATGTATTACCGGTGTTGGGGCGTCCGATGGTACGATAAGAAACAATACTTGCTGGACTCTGGCAGATGGCAGTGTAAATTGGATTAGCACGGTAACAGCGTTTAATTTATCTGAAAATTATGGTGCAAATCTTGGTGGTGAAACAGGCAAATTGATTGGCACAGTTTCAACATCATAAAATAAATTAGATATGACCCTGACAATTTGGTTAGGGTCTATCTAAAAGCAGGAGAACATATTATGGCATTAGTAACAACTACAACAGGTACCGTTGCAGGCGCAGGCTTTACAAATATTCGGTATGGGACTGACCTTACTGGGTGTGAAGAATTAGTTGCCGCTGTAAGTGCTGCTCAAATTGTAATTGAACAACTTGCAGTATGGCATTCATCTTCAGAATCAGCAGTAATATCAATTGGTGAAGGCGAGACTAATAGCGGATGCACTACAGTTTTATTGCCTATACCGACTTATGGAGAAAGCGATGGTTTTAGCGAGATTCACCTTACAAGGCCACTTATGCTTTCAACATCTTTATCATGTACTGTTGATACGGATGTGGCCTGTAAAGTTACTGTTTTAGCGAGTGGTTATTGGAAATAAGGAGAACATCATGGCATTGTCAGAAGGTGATATTGCGGAATGTAAAGAAATAGCACGTGAGATAATAAAGGAAGTTTTAATTGAGCATATAGCAAGTTGCCCGCATGGTAAAGCGATATTAGCAAGCAAAATGCTTTTAATTGGGATGTGTGTTGGCAGTGGTTTTGCCAGCGGAAGTGTTGTTTTAGCTTTGGCCAAACTTATAACATGAAACCTATAATAGAACATCTTAATAATATTTTGCAGGAAATCAGTAAAATTAACAATGAATTATTAGATATGAAGCCGGATGAATTTGTTGCATTATCTGATATAGAACAGGCGACTTATCAGGCTCGAAAGATTTTTGAACGGAGAGTAGAAGCAGGAAATTCAAAGGAGATATAAATGGCCTATAGCCCTCTGGCAAAAGATACAGTGCATTTTGTTCTTAGCGGCGTCGGTGCCGACAATACTAATGGCGGTGGTTGCACAAAGGCAGCGTGGGAATCGTCCAATGGTTATCCCAGTACTTTTACAGGTATAGCCGGAGGCTCTATAGGTGGGGTAACAGATGATTCAGCGGCTTTGACAAATAATGGCAGCGGTAAAGTAAGAGTTACAAAAGCGGGTGCGTTTGACCAAAATACTCCGGTGGGCACTCTCGCTAATTTATATGACACAACTTATGATGCAGGCAGATATGAAGTTATTGCTGTAAATACAAATTATGTTGATTTGGAACTTGCTTATGTGTCAGACGATACGGTTAGTATTAAGGTTGGCGGTGCGTTCGCGGATTTGCAGGGAGCTTGTGATGATGACAGTACCGATGCGGCAGATTATAACCGTTATATCCTGACAAATAAAAATGAGACTTTGACCGCAGCAATTGATTTTGATACTGGTTTAGGCAGTGCAGCAAATAATTCTCACAAAGTAATTATCGGTTTTAATACCAGACCACCAAGCAATACCGCGATGGATGATGGAGATATGGATTACGGTGGGGATTTTTACAAAAGTGCATTAGATATTCACCAAAACAGCGATACGGTTCCTTCCGATGATAAAGTTGACATCGATGCCGACGGCGGAGCTTGGCATATTACTACGATTGATAGTGGCCGGAATCTGCACCTTAGAAATCTCTATCTTCACAATTGCGCGGATACTTACAATGTTTTTGATATTACGACAGACCATTGTTACGGCCTTAATGTTCGAGGATGTGCTTTCGATACACACGAAAAAATAATAGGTGATTCAGCAAAAGCAGCAAGGGGCTGTGTGTTTAACGATTGTTTTTTTGGCAATCCAGTAAATTACAATGGTTATTATTTCGGTTTTATGTACGGAGGTTTAATTGAGAACTGCGTATTTTCAGGTGGCAATTATGGTATCAAAGCTTACATGACAACAATTATAAATAGTATTATTGCTGGTGGTTGGCGCGGTGTTGAAAGTATGTACTACACTCATCTACGCAATTGTACTTTTTATAATCAAACTAACGAAGCTATTTATATAGCCAATAGTTCTTATCCAGCCAGCTCAGTTAAGAATTGTATTTTTGTTGTTAATGATAAAGATAATGACTATGTAATTCGTTTTGGTTCATCTGGCGGTTCGATACAGGACTTTAGCTATAACTGTTATTATGGTGCTGACGGCGGTGTGATTACTACACCGTTTTATAATGATAAATTAAGTGCTGAGTTCACTCCGCAGGGGATGGGTAATATTATACAAGACCCATTATTTGTTGATGCGGCAAATGGCGATTATAAATTAAAGCCAAATAGCCCATGTATAAATACAGGCAAGCCAACAATTGGTGATGGTTATACAAATATCGGGGCATGGCAGAGAAAATCATTTTTGGGAATAGATTAAAAAATGGAACTTATAAAAGCGGTTAATTCAATCGACGTAACTACGAATATACAATTATTCGATGATACTACAGGTGCACCGAAAACCGACTTGACAATAAGCGATATAGATATGATTTATATTCGAGCGAGAAATGACGCAGTCAAAGCGGATGCAGTGGCCCTTAGTAATGACGATGACCCCCATGATGATAATCATGCTAAAGAAATTGTTGATGGCACTGATTACGAAATTGGCGTTTATCGTTTCGATTGGCCAGATGCTGCTTTTGCTGAAGGCGTAAAGTATGTAACGCTTGTTATTAAATGTAGCGGAGTTAGAACTAAAGTAATTACTGTTCAGCTCGATGAAAAAATCAGCACTGCAAATGTAGGTTCTGCGATTAATGTAGTAGCAACAGAAGATAATACCGGAGGGTCGATAAAGGAAACATCTTTTGTAGGTAGCCAGACAAATACATATACAAGTACCGCTGAATTAGATGGAGTTTATCATAAGATAGATGATACTGCAAATGAGATAGATATTGTTTACGGCTTTGATATTAGTGGCGATGCAATACCTACACAATTAAACTTTGCTGGATTTCTCAATAGCAAGGATGATGAATTAAATGTAAAGGCCTATGATTTTAATACTTCCAGTTGGAAACAGATAGGATTATTAGAAGGTAGCAATGCTACAGTAAATGAATTTTTTACTTATCCTATGTTTAAGGATATGGTTGGTTCGTCTGGCGATGATTTAGGTAAAGTATATGTTCGTTTTCAGAATACTGACCAAACGAATCCAGACTTGAATATTGATTTATTATTTCTCTCATATGCCATCGTTAGGCGAACCACCGGTTATTCAGACGGTGCGATTTGGATAGATACTTCATTAGATAATGAGAATACAGAGTCATACGTAGATGGGACTGCTGATAATCCGGTAAGTACGTGGGATGCTGCAAAAACAATTTCTGATAATATAAATCTTACCAAATTTTATGTAGCGAATGGGTCAAGTATTACAATGGATGCAAGTTGTGATAATTATACTTTTATAGGACACGAATATACTCTTGCATTAGGTGGTCAATCTTTTGCAGGGGCCTATATTGAAGGTGCAGTAGTGTCAGGTACGGCAACGGCTGGCGCAGGAACTATATTTTTCCGTAATTGTCATATAGGAGATGTAACTGTAGAAAAGGCCCATTTTGTAGATTGTGCCATAGAAAACACATTAACTATAAGTGATACTGAAACATATATTTTAGAAAATTGTTATGCTTCTGATACGGGCGGAGCCGCGCCACCTGAAATAGATTTTAATGATGTTGCTGGCACTGTTGGCTTAAGACAATATGCAGGCGGGATTAAAGTATTGAATATGGCGGCAGGTAGTAAATTTACGGTTCAAGGTGTTGGTAAATTAACGATAGATTCCAGTTGTGATGCTGGCGGCACAATAGGAATACAGGGCAATATGTTAATAACAGATAATGCAAATTTTTCAGGTACTTTAGAAGAAGATGCAAGAATAGATGTAGACCAGATAAACACAGAAGTTGATACGGCGTTGAGCGATATAAATCTTGACCATCTTACAAAAATAGCCGTAAACGATACGGCTGATATGTCAGCAGAGATAGCAAGCGGTACAATATTAGCGAATATATTATCGAAAACATCGACTGCAAGCACATTTACAATTGCAACGGATAGTTTAGAAGGAATAGCGGAAACAACATCGACGTCGGGGGCTGGAGTCCCGATATTAGGAGATTAAAAAAATGGCTTGCCCTACGCAGGGAATATTAGATGAGAATCTTACATTTACGATTCAAGGTTTAGATGCGGGTGGTTCGCCGGTAGATACGGATACAGTGCCTACGTATTCGGTCTATGAAGACGAAACAGGAACCGCAATTACTACCGGAAGTATGGCAAAGCTTGATGACGCGGGAACCACAGGTTTTTACAGCGAACAAATTGCAGTTACAACCGCAAATGGTTATGAGAGATTCAAAACATATACGATAAGAATAGTTTCTGCCATTAATAGCATATCAGTAGCGAAAAATTATTCATTTATCTGTGTTGGTGGAAGCGATACTGTTACAGCAACTACAGGTGCTTTAACTACTACTGCAAATTTTAAGGCTTTTGCTAATATAACTCATTCGGACGATGATACTCTTATTTTGGCTTTAATAAATAGAGCCACTAATGCGATACATAAATATTGCGGAAGAACGTTTGTTTCGGCTACATATCGAGAAGTAAGAAATGGTGATGATAGATATTCAATTTTGACAAATCAATACCCAATTATCAGCATCCAAATGTTGGCATTAGGTACTCAGGATGCTTTTAGCATAACGAACACAAACTCCGATGCATATAATGCCTATATTCAGATAACATCGACTACAATGACATTAGTGGTTCAAGGTGGTGCTAATGCAGGTTCAAACGAACTTACGTTATCAAGTTATGCTACATTGAGCGCATTAAAAACAGCGATAGAGGCATTGGATGTTGGCTGGTCGGTAAATATTACAAGCGGATTATCTGTTTGGGATGCGGCGGAATTATTACCCGCTTCCGGACTGACTTGTCTTGATACTTATGCTTATCCGCAATTGCCTGAACTAAATACTTTTAAGTCTGATTTTACTTTTGATGCTGACAGCGGAATTATCTACAGCGATTTACCATTTTATAAGGGTAATAATAATATTGTTATAAAATATACAGCTGGATATACGACTATACCGGCCAATCTTGAGCAGATATGCATTGATTTAGTTAAAACTTATTATGACGGTAAGAGCAGGGATTCGGCCTTAACAGCAGAAAAGATAGGTGATTATAGCTATAAAACTGCAAGCGAATCTGGCAGTGGTGGTGGCAATTTGCCAACATCAATTCTTGAGCGATTAAGTAGTTATCGGAGGCTGGATTATGAGTCTACGTAATCTTTTAACTCAAACCGTTACTATTCAATCATTAAGTACAAGTAAGACAGTAATGGGCGGTAGTAATAAGACTTATACAACAAGATTAAATGCTATACCTGCTTTGATAAATTCGCGGCTTAGTGGTGGCGAAATTGATACTTACGGCAAAATAAGCACCGCAACGACCCATAGAATGTATTTGGAGTCAACATCAAATAACAGGGAAATTGCAGCAAGCGATAGAGTGATATGGACAAGTGCAAGTAGAACTTTTGAGATTACAGAAGTATATAATGTTGGTAATCGAAATGTAATAATGCATGTTGATATGGAAGAAGTAGATTGAGTGATACTAAAATAGCTTGGTTTGGCCAGCAGGTATTTACTGCTGCAACTAAAGAAAATATAAAAGCCATGAAAAAAGCTACATATGTAATTGAGCGATATATTGTTAAGAATTTTACAATTCCGGGAACTGGCAGAGAATATAAACGAGGTAAAGGTAAAAAGGCAAAACATCATAAGGCTTCTATGGCAGGTCAACCGCCATCAGTTGATACAGGAATACTTAGGGCAAGCATAGATTCGTTTGTAGATGAAACAAATGTAGTGTTTGGTAAAAATGAAATTGAAGGTAAAGTTGGGCCGGATATAGATAAAATTGAAAACGGACTTTCGGCAAAAGGAAGAGCAGGTACAGATGTTGAATATGGTTACTATTTGGAAACGGGAACTAAAAAAATGGCAGCAAGGCCATATCTTGTACCTGCATTAAGGGCTTGCCAAAAGAAAATAAAAAAAATATTTGTGGAAGCGAATAAATGATTACTCAACTGGCAACGGCTATAATGACAAAGTTTGACGCTGATAGCGGAACCACAGGTTTTTATGATGCTATCAATGGGCAATTATGGTATCAGCAAGCACCACAATCAGCTACTGCTCCATATGCGATTTTTAACTGGGTAGGCTCAACACCGGATGATTATATGGGCGGTACTGCTGATAGAATGGAAACCGCTGATATAAGATTCAGTATTTTCAGTAAAGCTGATGATGGCGGAATTGAATTGGCTGGTTTAATTAAAAAATGTACAGCATTGTTTGATTGGTCAACATTAACTTATACTGATTATGACCATATTAAAATGGAACGAATATCAACAGGGCCAATTATATTCGTTGACGAAATTTGGCAAAATGTAATTAGTTATGAAGTAACATATAATCATCAAAGTTAGGAGATAAAAAATGGCAGGTTTTCATGGTAAAAGTGGAACAGTAAGTTTCGGCGGCGCGTCAGCTGAGAACGTAGTAAGTTGGTCGGCTGATGTAACTGCGGATGTAGTTGAGATGACAGATATGGCGGATACGTGGAAGACTTATGCAGTAGGTTTTAAGGACTGGACAGCTACGGTAGATTGTTATCTTGCTTCTGGCGGAGCTGACCCTGATATAGCAAGCGATTTGGGTACTTCCGCTTCATTAGTATTAGATACAGTTGTAGGTACGACTTTGACCGGTGATGCAATTTGTACTGGCATAAGTTATAATTTGCCTCACGATGGTATTGCAAC